TTTTAACAATGAATAATTTATCTGAAGAACAAAAAATTTTTATAAACAAGAAAATAGAAGAAGGTTTGACAGATTATGTTGTTATCGCGAATCTATTATATAATAGAGAAGATCTTCAAGGCAGATCGAAAGAAGCTAAAGCGGTTAGAGATTACATGATTTCTTCTGGATCGTTAAGTAAGAAAGAGAAGGCGAAACCAAAGCCAGATTCAGAATCTTTGACTACTTCTCATATAGAATTCATAGATCAAAATATTAAAACTGGTATAACACCAAAGCAAATTACGGAGTTATTGTTCGCTAAAGAGTTGGCTGGAGTTTCTAATCTTAATGTTTTTATTACTCCTCAATATAGAGCAGTTCATAAATATATAAAAGAAAAATATCCAGAATATTTAGTCGATAGTGAATCAGCGGTAAATGAAAAATATGTTGTTCCAAGAAGTTTGGGTACGGTTATTAAGAAAGTAAACAAATGGGCAGGTCAAGATCTTTCGGAAGAAAAACTAACATTGCAGCATAGAAAATATTTAGAGAAACTATTAAGTTATCTTAACAGTCCTCGTTTTGTTCAAAATTATGATTCTTATCGTAGCGCAAATGATAAAGATCTTTTTGAAGCTGAGTTTGTTCGTTCTGTTTGGGATAAGCCAGATCTTACTATTGATGAAATAAATTTATATATCAATGTGTGCATGGATTATATAAATCTTAAACAGATTGACATGAAAAAGAATAAAGTCAATGAAATGTTTAATGATACTCAAGAACAAAAAGATTTTACAATGCGTCTTACTGAGGTTCTAAAAACTATCAGTGAAGAATATAATCAATGCGCTCAACGTATTGATAAATCGCTTCAGAAACTTAATGGTGAACGTGCAAAACGCATAGAATCGCATCAACAAAAGAATGCTTCTATTCTTAGTCTCGTAGAATTATTCCAAGATGAAAACGAAAGAAAGATGATGATTCAGATTGCGGAAATGCAAAAGAAAGTTGTTAAAGAAGAAGCGGATAGATTGGAAACGATGTCTGCTTGGAAAGCTAGAATATTAGGCATTACAAAGGAAGATGCCATATGATAGAATGTAAAATATGTAAAGAACAATTTGTTAACGATAAATCATTTCACGCTCATTTAAAAAAACATGGAATGTATCAAGGAGAATATTATTGTAAATATTATCCTCGTCTTTCTCTGTATTATAAAAAACCTATTCCTTTTGTAAATAAAATTAAATATTTTAATACAGAATTTATTAATTTTGATGAATTTCTTGAATGGGATAAAAATGAGAATCAAGAGATAGTAAAACAAAAGTATATTGAGATATTACAGAAAAGAATGAAAGCAAAAGATTATGTTTTCGCGCCGTTTTATAACGAACTAAAATCTTTGAATTTACCAACTATTGATTTATTTAAAAAGCATTTTGGTTCTTATAATTCTGTATGTAAAATATTAGATAAAGAACCACTTTTTAATAAGCCATTGCCAAAAGATTTTAGCAAAGTTTATTTAAAAAACGAAACGATATTGGTTGACACTCGCGAACAAGATCCTTTGGAATTTCCAAATACTAAGATTGAAAAATTATTTGTTGGAGATTATTTGATGAATGCTCAAGAGTATAATTATACTTTTATTGACAGAAAAAGCGAAAACGATTTTTTAGGAACGTTAGCTTCTGGCGTAGATCGCTTTGAAAGAGAAGTGCAACGTACAGTTGAGCTTGAAGGATATTTATTTGTGGTTATAGAAACAACAATTGATTCTATAATAAATAATCATAAAAAATTTAAACGAAAAACAAATTTAGAATATGTATTTCATAATTTAAGGAATTTGACGCATAAATATCCTAGACATTTGCAATTTATTTTTACAGGCAGTAGAAAAAAGTCCATAGATCTTATTCCGAGATTATTATATTTTGGTAAAGATTTATGGCAGGTAGATTTACAATACTTTTTAGATCATGAGTTGGGAAACAGGTAATCAAAAAATAAGAAAAAGCCCATTCATCTCAAACGAGGAACTTTCTCAAAAAGAAGGTTTCTTGGAAGAGCGTGAAGCAAAGCTTTTATTTTATCAATTCTTAAGAAACAATATTACTTTTACTACTGATTTAATTACAGGAGTAAAATTATTTCCATTTCAACACATGGCTGTGAAGTCTATGTTAGAAAGTGATTATTTTTTAGGAGTTTGGTCGCGTGGTATGAGTAAAAGCTATACTACTGGTATTTTTGCTGTATTAGATGCTATACTAAATCAAGGAATTGAGATTGGTATTATGTCTCGTTCGTTTCGTCAGTCGAAAATGATATTTAAAAAGATCGAAGATATTGCGGCGAAGCCTGAAGCATATCTTTTAAAACAATGTATTACTCATGTTTCTAAAAACAACGACGAATGGTTAATGGAGATAGGTAAAAGCCGTATTCGCGCATTACCTTTGGGCGATGGTGAAAAGCTTCGTGGTTTTCGCTTTCATCGTATTATTATTGACGAGTTTCTTTTGATGCCTGAACGTATTTACAACGAAGTAATTGTACCATTCTTATCTGTAGTTCAAAATCCTACTCAACGCGAAGAATTGTATAATCTAGAAACACAGTTAATTGAGCGCGGAGAAATGAAAGAAGAAGATAGATATGTTTGGCCTAACAATAAATTAATCGCGCTATCTTCTGCATCTTTCAAATTCGAATATTTATATAAACTATATGAACAATACGATAACTTAATACATAATCCTAAACCAAATGATTCGTCTAAGAGATGTGTTATGCAGTTTTCTTATGATTGCGCTCCAGTTCAGTTATACGATCAAAATCTAATCAATCAAGCGAAAGCAACAATGAGTGAGTCGCAGTTCCAAAGAGAGTTTGGCGCTCAATTTACAGATGATAGTTCTGGATATTTTAAAATATCTAAAATGGCACTATGTACCGTTCCTGATGGAGAGATGCCATCTGTAGAAGTCGTTGGCAATCCTGAAGACGAATACATTGTGGCAGTCGATCCATCTTGGTCAGAAACAGAAGCTTCTGACGATTTTGCAATTCAAGTTATAAAAGTTAATTATGAAAAACAAATGGGTACTTTAGTACATTCTTACGCTTTAGCTGGAGCTTCATTAAAAGAACATATTAAATATTTTTTATATGTATTAAAAAACTTTAATGTCACTGCGATATGCATGGACTATAACGGCGGTGTTCAATTCATGAATTCATGTAATGAAAGTGAATTATTTAAAGATGAAAAGATTGAATTAAAATCTATTACTACAGAGTTTGAAAGACCAGAGGAATATCAAACTAATCTTTATTCCGCTAAAACGGAATATAATAAGTCAGATTATAAAATGGTTTTCTTAAGAAAGCCAACTTCAGCTTGGATACGTCAAGCTAACGAATTATTGCAAGCTAATTTTGATCATCGTCGTATTTATTTTGCTAGTAGAGCTATGGATGATCATTACAAATCTCAAATAAATAAAAGAATAGGAATAGAAAATCTTAAATTCTCTAATGTTTCAGATTTGGATAAAGCGGATGTTGGCGCAAGAATGATTGATTTTGTTGAACATTTGTCAGATATGATACTTTTAACAAAAACAGAATGCGCTCTTATACAGATAACAACTTCTGCTCAAGGCATGCAAAATTTTGACCTGCCAGCTAATCTTAAGCGTAAATCTGGACCAGATAAACCGAGAAAAGATAGTTATTCTGCATTAGTATTAGGAAATTGGCTCACAAAGATTATAATTGATATGAGAAGTGTTACTGTAGAAGACAATGCAGAAACATTTACTCCAATGTTTATAGCTTAAAAGTCACTTTGAAAGTCACTTTTAAAGTTATAAGTGTAAAATAAAGAAATATGAGTCGCTCTTATAATAAAAAATCTTCTTATTGGAATAGATTTTCTAAAGGTGCTAAAGAAAATGAAAATTCTAATCTAGAAGACTTAATCAATAATAATACTGAATCATCTCCATCTTTTTTTGGCGACTCTTTTTATGAAAGCGCCGCTAGTTATGAAAGAACTAACATGTCCAGTTCTGGAGACGGTAATACCTCTTTGCGTAGAAATTTAGCTTATGTAGGACCAAAGATTTATAAGTATGCGAATATTCGTGAAGGATTGTTGCCTTTCGAAATGTCTGTTAATGGCTATAATATCCGTGACGCAATTGAGTTGTGTCAAAAAGCATATGCTAATGTAGCTATTTTTAGGAATGCAGTTGATATAATGTCAGAATTTGCTAACGCTGAAATATATTTAGAAGGTGGAAGTCAAAAAGCTCGCGACTTTTTTACCAAATGGATGAAGTACACAAAGATGTGGAACGTAAAAGATCAGTATTTTCGCGAGTATTATAGAAGTGGAAATGTTTTCTTTTACAAAGTAAATGCTAAATTTACAATAGATGATTTTCAAAGTATATTAGAAACATACGCTAATTATGATGGCGGATCTTATGAAACTAATGTTCAAATTCATAAATATCCTACATCATATGATGTTAAGAATTTAATTCCTGTACAATATATTTTGATGAATCCTTTTTATGTAACAGTGAATAGAACAAGTTCTTGGAGAAAAGTTGTTTATCAAAAAATCCTTTCTGAATATGAGTTAGAAAGATTGCAGAATCCAAAAAATGACAGAGATGTAGAAGTTTTAAATAGTTTAGATAAAGAAACGCAAACAAAGATTAAAAATGGTCAATGGGCGCAAGACGGTTTGAAGATTCAGCTTAATCCCACTGATGTTATTTATTCTTTTTATAAGAAGCAGGATTATGAACCTTTCGCCATACCTTTTGGATTTGCTGTTTTGGACGATATCAATTTTAAACTCGAAATGAAAAAGATTGATCAAGCTATTTGCCGTACAATTGAAAATGTTATTCTATTAATAACAATGGGTACAGAACCTAGCAAAGGAGGAATTAATCATAAAAATATAAAAGCCATGCAAGGCTTATTGAACAACGAATCTGTTGGTCGCGTTCTTGTTGCTGATTATACAACAAAAGCTGAGTTTATTATCCCTGATATGAACAAAGTATTGGGTTATGAAAAATATAAAATTGTAAACGAAGATATTAAAGAAGGTCTGCAAAATATTTTAATTGGATCTGAAAAATTCGCTAATACAACAGTAAAAGCTCAAGTATTCTTTGAACGCTTGAAAGAAGCTAGAAACGCTTTCTTGAATGACTTTTTACGCCCAGAAATGGAATTAATATTTAAGAATTTAGGCTTTAAAGGTAAATGTCCTACAGCTAAATTCGAAGAAGTTTCAATTAAAGACGAAACACAATTTAATCGCGTAGTCACGCGCATGATGGAACTTGGAATTCTTCCTCCAGAAGAAGGTATAAAAGTTATTGAGACTGGTATATATCCAACTCAAGAAGAATTAGCTGCTGCTCAAACAAAGTTTGTAGAGGAACGCAAAAAAGGTTTTTACAATCCAATCGTTGGTGGCGTTCCAGTTATTCCTCCTGCTATGCCAGATGTTGCTGCTCCAGCAGCTAAACCACCAATTAAGAAAACAACTACTCCAACAGAAAAAGGTCGTCCTCTTGGATCAAAAGCTTCTGTTTTCGCTAAAGACGCGATAGCAAAAACAATGGAAAAAACAAA